CGGCCTTGAATGCCGTCCAGCCTCGGGTGACGCACTCCGACAAAGCGGCTTCCAGCGTCCAACCGGCTTTCGCTGCTTCGCGGGTAATGCCTGCCATGGCGAGTTCGGACAGCGGGGCCTTCTTGGCTCGGCGGACTGCAAGGAAGGATTTCCAGACATCACCATCAACGCCGTCAGGCGGTGCAACGCGCTTGCGCGTTTCTTCTTTTGGTGTTGGTGTTGGTGTTGGTGTTGGTAGCTCAACGTCCGGTGAGCGTTCGTTTAACGTTCGTTGAGCGTTCGCTGAGCGGGCGTTCACCGATGCTTGAGCAGATGCCCTAGCCTTCGCTTGTTTGTCCTGCATCTTGGAAATCTCTGCTTCACAACGAGCGTGCATCCAGCCCGGTTCATCCCATACAAAGAACTCATCCAGAACCGCTTGAACCTCGGCGGTGAAGTCCTTCATGCGGATCAGGCGGCAGGTTTCTTCAAGGGCCGGCAGCGCCTTTTCGGTCCTGTAGTACAGGTCCAGCAGGCGGCGGTACGCGAGGTCTTCCATGGGCTCCAGATGGGCCGTATGGGCCGCGTAGTCGCCCAGGTGGAAGGGGTAGTAGTTCAAGCAGCCCTCCGCAACGTCAGAAGCTGCTGCTCAAGGGCTTGAATCTGTGCGTCCTTGCTCAGGTCAACCACTTCGCAATTCAGGCGCAGGGCTTCGTACTGGACCGGCGCACGGTTGCCGCACAACTCCATGAGGGCAATGCGCTTGTTCGGTGGGAAGTTGCCTCGGCCCTTGCGGATTCGGGAAAAGTGGCCCTTGTCGATTCCCAGCGCGTCCCGGATCGTTTCGTCCGACAGGCCCGACAAGTTCATGCACAGATTGAGCGAATCCAGCTCGTTACGGCACGCGGCCACAAAGGCTGGGTTGACCTCCGCAGGAGAGCGCATCACGCTCATGCAGGGAATCTCTCGTTGCGAATGGTTGCTCATGGTTGACCTCGGTTGACTTCGGATTCAGGCGAAAAAAATGGACGATCCGTACATGACGAATCGCCCCTCATCCAACCTTTGCGGCTCTGCGCTTCTTTGCAGGCTTCGCGTCCTCAAGCTCCTGATACAAGGCTTGCAGCGCGAGGTAGCTGGCGGACAGAACGTCCTTCACCTCGCCGCGCTCGATCTTGCTGACGGTGCTTTGAGTGACGCCCGAACGCTCTGCGATCTGAACTTGGGTCAAGTCATGAGCGCGAATGGCAGTGATGAGGTCTAGTGGTGTCATATTTAATCCAGTCGGACTATTGTGCCCTAGCCAGCCAGACTATGCAAGTCGGATTAAATGCTTCCATGCGTGAAGACCTAGCCAGCCGACTAAAGGCAACCAGACAGGCCCTTAAGCTGACGCAAGAGCAGCTTGCGGAGCGTTCCGGCATCAGCCAGTCCGATATTTCGAAGATCGAACGCAGGGCAACTATCAAACCCGTGGGAGTGCTGGCTTTGGCACGCGCCCTCGGGTGTAACCCCTACTGGCTAGAGTCAGGAATCGGCGAAAAGGCACACATGGAAAACGTACTTGCTGTTACAACAAGGGGCCGTGTACCCCTCATTTCGTGGGTTGCAGCGGGAAAACTAGGGGAGATAACCGACATGTACCTGCCCGGTGAGGCCGAGCATTGGATAGACGCGTATGAAACCCAACCAGGCGAGCAGGCTTTCGCACTGAGGGTGGATGGGGACAGCATGACCAGCCCTTACCCGGGCGAGGTGTCATTCCCTAGCGGATCAATCATCATCGTGGACCCATCGCGGGCATGTGATGCCGGGGATTACGTGGTCGCAAAGGACGTGAGCACGCAAGAGGCCACGTTCAAGAAGCTGGTGAAGGATGGGGGCCGGTGGTATCTCAAGCCGCTGAACACTTCGTACCCGACGATTGAGATTGACGACCCTGCACTGCGGGTGATCGGTCGGGTTGTTGAATCACAGATCAGGAGGAAGCTATGAGGCTTGTTGCAGCGTTGACCGTGTTGTCACTGGCAGGGTGCGCCACCGGCAACGATTTCACGTGGGAGAAGGCAGGCGGAACGCAAGACGAGTTCCATCGTGACCGAGGCCAGTGCATGCAGGCCACGTTCTCAATGCCCTTTGCCGCCGCTCAACAGCAGATGGCCGTTTACTCAAGCTGCATGCAGGGCAAGGGCTGGTACGCGGTGCCGACCAAGCGGTAGCTCTAAACAGCACAAAAGCACGCCACCTTCGGGTGGCTTTTTTTCGTCCACTCGTCGGACAATAGTCTTTCCCGCTTGCGCTTGAATAATCTCTGTGGAATACTCTCTCCATCGCCTCAGTTGTTGGGGCGCAAGGAGAAAGCAGCATGAACGCACGTTTCCAGCCAGACGAAGACGACGCGCAGGAATGGGCCACCGGCCAACTGTGCGGCGGTGATCCTGACCTGACCACGCAGACCTTTGCTGAGTTCTGCAACACATCGTCCAACGCTCGTGAGCCGCTGCTTACGCAGTCTGTCGCCCTGCTTGGCCCGATCAGTTCGGCCAAGTTGGTGTGCTTGCTGCTCAACGCCACGGTGTCAGACGAAATGCTCGGCGCTGTCGCTCGTGAACTGCGGGCACGTTATCTCGCCGATGACTTCACCAAGCAAAACATTGAAGGCCAGATCGGCGTGTATCTGGGGGTCGCATGAAAGCCGCTTTCATCCTTGCGGCATTGATTGCCTGCGGTGCAGCAGATGCACAGACCTACTTCGGTGGCTCGGTCGGATACGGCGAGAACGGCATCAACGATGAGCAGCGTTACGCCTCGCCTACCCTCCAGATCAAGCAGCAAACCCGAGGTGAATCGGCAACTCTGTTTGTCGGTCACAGGTTCGGCATGTTCGGTGTTGAAGGTGGGCTGATGCGCCTGCCTCGCTACAAGGCCGTCATGTCCACCAGCGATTACGAGTCATACCTTGGCGTTGATGTCGGCATCAGGACCGCGTATGCGACTGACTCGGTTCGTGCGAAGTCTGCCTATCTGCGGGCCAACGTGTACGCCGGGGATGCCTATGTCTTTGCTGGTGTGGCTCGGACAACTGCCGACCAGTTCACTTACGGGCTGTACGACAGCTCAACCGTGGGCACTGCTCGGTATCACACGTCCAAGACGCATTCGCTCTACGGCATTGGCTGGCAGCGCGGAGGGTTGCGGCTGGAGTACGTAGCCCTTCCTGGTGCGATTGAAAACAGGGCGATTGGTCGGCGCGACGTTCGCATGGTGCAAGTTGGTTATTCCTGGAGCTTCAAATGAACAACATCAGCGAGGGCACGCAAAGTGCTCAGAACATCCTGCGCACCGTCCAGCCAACCCGCAGCCTGTTCGACCCATCGTCAGCACGGCTGAAATACGTCCGCAGTGAGCAAACCGACATTCGACGCACTTGGAGCAAGTTTGCTCGGCTGGCGAGATTGCAGGGGGCGAAATGAGCCACACAAAAGGGCCATGGTTTCAGCCTGACTACATCACATGGCCGGCATTTTCGGACAAGGCTCAGTACCCGATTCACGCAAAGAAGCGGGGCCGGATTGGCCTTGCCGACAGATCAGAAGACGCCCGCCTTATGGCAGCGGCTCCAACCATGTATGCGTTCTTGCAGAAGTGCGCCCTTGACGGTAACGCCGAGGCCGCCGCCATTTTGGGAGCCATCAATGCTTGACTCTAAAGGCCGAACAAACAACAGGAAGTTGGCAGACAAGCATTGCGCCCAATGTGGCGGCGTGTTTCGACCTCTGCGCTCTTCATCGTCTTATTGCTCTGTCCCTTGCGCCCGAGTGAAGAACGGCGGGCACAACAAGAAAGCCGAGTCCTGGTGGGTCAACTCACGTGGCTACGTTGAAGGTCGGGTTTTGATTGATGGGGAGCTCCGCTGTGTGAAGCAACACCGTCACGTCATGGCTGCACATCTTGGTCGTGCTCTTTTGGCAGAAGAGGATGTTCATCACATCAACGGCGACAAAGCCGACAACCGCATTGAAAACCTTGAGCTTATGACGCACGGCCAACACGCCACAGAGCACAACAACTCGCGGACATATGCAAGAGGCTACAGGCTGAATCTTTCTTTAACAGAGCGACAAGCCCGATCTGAACGAATGAAACAAATGCGCCGAGCTGCAAAGGCCACGCAATGACCAACGCCCAATTCTCTCGATTCACCTACCTTGTTTGTGCCTTGGCTATGGCTGGGGCGATGGCTTCACCTCACTTTTGGAGTTGATATGAACGAACTTACTGCACTCGATGTTTTGAAGCTGCTCACTGATCGCGCCCAGCAGTGCCGCGAAAACGGTGACTCTGACATGCGAAACATCCTTAACACCGCTCGGCACATCAAAACGATGCTGAACGATGGCAAGTCACGCGAGGAAATCTTGGCTGACTTCGCAGAAGACGAAGACGAGGAATAAGCCATGACCACTAACCCACACATCCGCGCTGGCTCTTTGCCGCCTACCGAACTCCATCGCATCGATGCCTCACTGCTTCCCGACGACCGCACCGTGATGGTTGCCGGTGAACAGATTGAGTTTGCAGGCTATGAGCCTGACGAAGACGGGCCGGAGGAAATGCTGGCGTTTCTGATCGTGCTGGTGATGTGCATCGGTGCGGTTGTTATCTGGAGATTCGCATGACAAGCAAGACACACTGGAAGAAGCTGATTAACCCCAACTACATCGGCGCGTACTCGCTTGAGGAAGGCGAAGACCTGACCGTGAAGATTGATTTCGTCCAGGTTGAGGAAATCATCGGCACGGGCGGCAAGAAGGACACCGGCAGCGTGATGCACCTTGTCAACCAGAAGCCCATGATCCTGAACAGTACGAACAGCAAGACCATTGCGAAGCTGTACGGGCCGTATATCGAGGACTGGCAGGGCAAGCTGATTACCCTGTTCGCCAGCACCACGAAGATGGCCGGCGAGACTGTGGAATGCCTGCGCATCCGTCCAAAGGTTGCCGAGCGCAAAGCCCAGCCGATCACAGACGCACGCCTTGACGCGGCCATCAAGTCGATCATTGAAGGCACGTACAAGACCGACAAGCTGCGGGCGAACTTCGCACTGACCGACGCACAGGAGGCGAAGCTGCAAGCGGCTTTGGCTGAACATGCATAAGTGGCGTGCGTCCTGCTTGGCCGAAATCATGACCGACCCGAAAAGCAAAAGCGAAGTGCTGTCGGTCGGAGCGAAGACGGCGATTGAGAAGATCGCCAAGGAGCTGGTGTACGGCTACGACGAAGAGATTTCATCCAAGTACATGGAGAAAGGCATCCTCGTTGAAGACCAGTCCATCGCGCTTTACAACGAAGTGTTTTTCACGAACTACGCGAAGAACACCGAGCGGCGAAGCAACGACTGGATCACGGGCGAGTGCGACATTGCTACGCCGTCCAAGATCATCGACATCAAGTCGCCGTGGTCGCTGGCAACCTTTCCGGCCACTTCGGCGCGGGGCGAGGACAAGACCTACGAATGGCAGGGCCGCGCCTATATGTGGCTGTGGGACGTTGACCAGTTCGAGATTGCGTACTGCCTCGTCAACACCCCCGCCGAACTGATTGGCTACGAGCAGGAAGAACTGCACTACGTCGATCACATCAACCCCGAACTGCGAGTGACCCGCGTTCACTACACCCGAGACAAAGAGCTTGAGGAAAAGATCAAGCAGCGCGTCGAGGATGCAAACCTTTACCTGGATGCGATGGTCAAGCAGATCGCAGCCGAACACACCGTTTAAGGAAACACCATGGCATACGAACCCAAAGACAGCAGCGGCGCATTGTTCAAGAACGACAAGGGCGACAATCCAGCACGACCCGACTACCGAGGTGATTTGATGGTGGGTGGCGTGGTGTACGAACTCAGCGCCTGGATCAAGCCGCTGGCGTCCGATGCGTCCAAGAAGTTCATGAGCTTGTCAGCCAAGCCGAAGCAGGCCCGGCCAGCACCCGCACCACAAGCCCGCCCACCTGCTCCAGCGCCGGCTAGTGGCTTCGACGATTTTGAGTCGGACGTGCCTTTTTGATCGGATCGCGCCATGACCGAAGAACCAATAGAAGACGTGAAGCAGGCGTATGCGCTGCTGTTCAAAGAAAACGCCACGCTTCGGGCTGATGCGGAGCGGTTGGATTGGCTTGCGGCGAATGTCTTGGAAGTACCGCTACGCCCAGCGCATTTCATCAGCGAGATTTCCCCGGACACGCGCTTGAAGTACACGCTTCCCGATCTGGTTTCGTATGACGCCATCGGCCAGCAAATCTCATTGCGTGATGCTATCGACGCAGCTCTGAAGGAAACCCAATGACCGACAAAGTACAAGAGATCATGGCGCTGCCACCGCTGCCGGAGCCGTTCATTTGCAACTTCGTTCACGCAGGACAAGTTGCCCATTTGTTTACACGCGGCCAACTGCAAGCCTACGCCAAGGCAGCCATCGAATCCCGACTGCGCGAGGTAGTGGCACCCCCTGTGCCCGAGCCGTTGACCGACTCGTATGTGCAGCGTGTGCCCGACAAGTGCGACCGGATCGTGTGGAGAAACAACTACTACCATCTGCCGCTCGCACCCACCGAGGCAACCCACACGCAGCCAGCGAGTGAGCACGACGACTACGACATTTCGCCGTACTTTGGGCAGAGCGCGCAGCCAGCGAGTGAGCCTGTTGCGAGCAGTGCCACTTTGGGCGATGCGCTTGAGGCTTGGAAGGCGCTGAAAGAGTCGTGCGATCCGGCAGAGTGGGCAACCGACGAGTCTGCGACTTACCGTGGGTTTTTCATGCACGGCTGGCATTCACGGGGCCATGCCGCCACCCCGCAGCCAGCGAGTGAACCTGTTGCGCGAGCCGATGCGCTGAACACGCTTTGCAAGATGCTGCACAACGGTGAAGAAGTCGAAGGCGACGATGGGCTTGCCATGCTCGTGCCGATGGATTTGTGGAACGAAGCGCAGGAAGCCATTGAGTCGCTGGTCGGTGAAGATGACGCCACCCCGCAGCCAGCAGCCAAGCAGGCAGAGCCTCACCCGTTCACACCTACGGAGGTTGTGAATCAAAAACCGGGCTTTGTGAGTCACAAGGCAGAGCCAGTGGCTCGTGATGGGTGGAAGATTCTCCCGTTGAGCGCCGAAATCCTGCACTTGGACGAAGAAATGTTTCAGGCGGTCTTGACCGAGATTCGCGCCAATGTCCGCGCCGCGCTCGCAGCCTCCCCCACCCAGCCACGACCGCAGCCGCTGACGGAGATTGAAGTTGCTGTCGGATGGAAGGATTCAGTGACGTGCACGGCCAGCCTTGGCAGCCGAGCCCAAGCGTTTGAGGAAGGCGTGCGCTTCGCTGAGAAGCATTTCGGCATCACTGCACAGGAGCCAACAGAATGAACCGCCTACTCATTGCAATTCCGGTAGCGCTGCTTCTGGTCGCTTGCACCAAGGAGCCAATCAGCACAGAAGCCTCCGACAACCCCGCTGTGCCCGTGGCCTTGCTGTTCAATCATGAAGGCTGCTCTGTGTACCGGTTTGAGGACAACGGACGCTCCCATTACTTCACGCGCTGCGGGCGCGACGACACGACAACGAGCACAGCCTACCGAGAGCAAAGCGGCAAGCACACCACGACGCGCTACCGCACCATCGAATTGAAAGGCCAGCCATGACCCCCACCACCAAAGCCGCTGTTATCGAGGCGCTGGAAATTCTGGCAGGCGTGGCTGAAATGAACTTGGCCCCCGGCGACTGGCGCATGATTCGTTGTAACGCAGTGATCGCCGCCCTGCGCTCTGAGCCAGAGCCAACACCCGAGCCGGGGGAGCGGGATGAGCGTTGCGAATTCGAGTTGTGGATGAACACGCAGCCCGAGAGCGCAAGCGGGAAATGGTGGTGCCGTCAGATCGACGATGGCGGGTATAGCTGCTACGAGTCAGACGTGATGTGGCGTGCGTGGCAAGCCCGCGCATCCCTCCCCCCTGCACCCACGAAAGGCACGGAATGAACAAAGCGCAGATCATTGAAATGGCTGAGGCTGTGGGCTTCACTGTCTTTGCCGACAGCCAGCTTCTCAACCCGGAAATCTTTGACCACCGCATTGCTGTTGAAGAGTATTCCGTGGGTGACGCCTTGGCCCGCTTCGCCCAACTGGCCGCAGACCACACCCGAAACGAAATCGCCCAAGAGAACGAGCGCCAGTACCTCAAGGGCTTCAAGGCGGGCAAAGAGTTTGCGCTGGAAGAGGCTGCGGCACTGTGCGAGCGATTCGCCGAACGACAGATGAACGCAGCCGAGTGCGCCGCTGCCATCCGTGCGATGAAGGGGAAGCCATGAGCGAACCAACGGTAAACGAGGTTTTGGCAGACATGGCGTATCTGAAAGATCAGATCGACGCGTTGACAAAACAGCGGGACACGCTGCCCAGAAACGACAAACAAGGCGCTCATCGGCTACTGCAAGAAATCACGTCATTGCAAGCCGAGCACAAGCGGCTGCGGCCAGTGTTGGTGCATGCCAGAACGCTTGAGGAAAAACGCGAACTGCACGGACTGTGGGTAAGTGCGGTGGCGACCCTTTACGGGAAGCAAGCACCCGCCGAGTGCTTTGATTGGATGAGGCAAGAGCGCCGACGCAGAAGAGAGCCTGCCGCAATCGTTGGAGATCAGCTATGACGGACGCAGTACTTGAAGGACTCCGGCAGGACGTGAAAAGCCTCCGGGTCGATTTCCACCGAATCATGGGAACCAGGCTAAGCCGTCAGGGCATGGCTGAGCGGCTGGACATCAGCATCAGCACACTCATGCGGCGGGTGAAGAACGGCACCGCGCCACGTCCGAACGCTGATGGGAAATGGCTACTCAGCGAGGTACTGGAATGGGAAAGCAAGCACTAGAGTCGCTTGGCAATGCTGGAAGCCTTCTCGTTGTAATAAACCATCGCTTGGTCGGTGCGCTTCCACCCGAACACGCGGCACAGGTCCAGCACATGCAGACGCTGGGCAAGCCGCGTAGCAGCCGAATGACGCGAATCATGGAAGTGCACGCCCTCAATGCCCGCCCGTGTTCTCGCCCGACGAAACAGAGCATCCAGCGTTTGAGACTTCAGGCCGAACACAAGTTCAGCGTCCCATCCTTTCATGCGCTCAATCAGCTTTCGGGCGACCGGCGACAGTGGCACATCCCTAGCAGTGCCGTTCTTCGTCATGGGCAGGCGCACGAAATCGCCCTTTACGTCAGCCCACCGCAGACCGCACAACTCCCCAGCCCTCATGCCGGTGGACAAGGCCATCAGGAAGCACGCAGAGACCGCCTGAGACACGCTGCGCACTGGGAAGCCATAACCCAGCGCCCGAAGGATTTTTCGCGTCTCAAGCCCGCTGATGATCCGCTGTCGGTGGTCAGGGTTGGCCGGGCGCTTCACGTCGCGCATCGGGTTGGTCGGTATCCACTGCCATTCCCTGCGAGCTACTTCCAGCACGGAGCCGAGTAGCGTCATGTCGCGCAGCACTGAGCCACGGGCATTCACAGCCAGGCGCGAATCTCGCCACGCCACAAGGTCCGCTGTCGTCAGTTCGGACAGTTTGCGGTTGATCGGCAGGGCCTGCCGCTTAAACGCCTCAAGCCGAATGATTTCCTTGGACTCGCCCCGCTTGGTCGGGCTGACCTCTTCGGCGTACCGATCCAGCGCCTGTTTGAGCGTCTTGACGGTCCCAGCCTTGCCTGATGCCATGGCGCGGATTTCCGTCGCTCTACGGGCCGCCCAGTCGGCTGCATCGCGCTTTGTGGGTCCGGTGAAGGATTCGCGCACGCCGCGCACCTCGATCTGCACGCGCCAAGTGCCCTGCTCTGTCTTCTTCGGAGTTGCCATCGGGGGATTTTCCGTGAGGAATTCGGGGGATAAAGTGAGCCGGATTACAACGACCACTGCATCATACCGACTCACCGCCCGTCAGAAACCCTTGTTTTGCAACGCTTTGACGCTTGTACGAATTCACCACGCATCATATGCTTGTGCCTCGAACCGGGGTCTTATCGCCAGCAACGGCGCGGACCTTGGGGAAATTCGGGGGGAATTCGTGGGGTGGCTTTGCTGCCCGGCCCCTCGGTCGATTCTCCCACACCCTCTAGGACCACCATGACCACGATCCCCACCGCCCTGCTCATCATCGCAGGCTTGAGCGTTTGCCTGCTCATGGCCGCCATCCTGATAATCCTGCCGTATGACACGGAAGACATGCTGACCAAGCACCCCGGACCGAAGCCGGGGCCGTGCGCCAGTCAGCGGTGCATGGTCGTCGCTGTCGTGTGGATTGCGCCTACCCTGCTTATGCTGGCGGGGTGGGTGGTGTGGGGGTAATTTATCGCAAGTTATCCCAGATTTGATAATTGCAGTAACTTGGCAAACATCACTTGACGCAAACTGGCGCAGTTTGCCACCTGTTCCGTTTTGTCGTCAAAAGAGCAGATTCGACGAAAAACTGTACAAGTTGAGCATATTTGTTCTCATGGTGTACAAAAAACGCATTTTTATATGCACGTCAGGCGTTTTGCGGCTCTGATTTTTACTCAGTCCAGATCGCAAATCATCTCATCGACGCTTCACTTGACCATCTGCATGTCAAACCGGGTGCGCTGAATCTCGCCAAAATCGCTGTGGTAGACGATGGCGTTCATGTCTTTCTTGGAGCGGTAGCCCTTGCCAGCGTGCCATGCGTCTGATCCCGCCAATGTCCGGTGAGTCTCCACAACAACGCCCGGAAACTCCTTCTGCGTTTTGTGATGGATGTGCCCGCAGTGCCACACCCGATGCTCTGTCTGTCCCCAATCCTCTTTGCGGTCAACCGCCATCAACAGCGGGAGGTCTACGCCCTTTGCTCCGTGGCCGTGATGTGAGCCAATGAGGTTGTTCCCGAAGCGCAGGTACTTGTAGAGCGACGACCCCATGTCCACTTCCACCCGTGGCTCGTTGTGGAAGTAAAAGCGCATCGCCATTGCCAGCGACATAGACGCATCTGGATCGTGATTGCCGCGCATGTTCCAGACCACCACACGCTGATGCTTTTCCAGCAGCCGCAGAACGCAACGAACCAAGGCCATCGCACCCGAGTACATGACTTGCCCGTAGCGCGTATCAACGTCTAGCCGGTTGCCGTGTCCTGGTGTTTCGTTGGTGCTGTCGTTTGCGTGGTAGTAGTCACCCAGGTTGATGAGCAACGCGGTTTCAGCAGGCGGGGCAAGAGTTGCAAGGTAATCAACAGCCGTCTCAAGCGAGTGGCTGGCAATCTTGCAATCGTAGTCAGAGCCGGTTTCCTCAGCGTCTGAATACATGCCGTGGTGATGGTCGCCTATCGGGTACACGGCCAGCAGGTTGGCCTCAGTCACTGCTGGTGCGGCAATCGTTGGAGCCATGCCCTTGATGCCTTGGCACAACTGCTCGATGAACTCTTTGAATATCTCAGCGCGTCTAGCCTCATCCCGGGTGGTCTTGATCCACTTCTTCTCTACGGTGTCGTACTGGCTTACGCCACTGATCGCAAACCCATCCGGGACGTTCTTCGTCGTGTAGTCGTGCATCTGTGGCACGTTCTTTGCAGCTCTCGCCTTCAGCGCCGTGATTGAGTTCGTGATGCTGCTCTTTGACACACCCAGCTTTTCGGAAGCCTTGCGCATGGACTTGGACGACCTGATGGCTTCCAGAAACTCCAACTGCCTCACCGTTGCAAATTCGTCCAGTCCGTCCAAGTCGCTCGCGTTGATTGGTTGGGCCATTACTTATTTCCAAGTCGTGAGGAATTGATGAAGAAAGTTGCCATGCGCGTCAACTTCCCTCTCGTCGTGGTCTTGCTGCCCAGCCGCGTAACGGATGGCGTGTTGCAGCTCATGGCAGAAGGTCGCTTCCTTTGCCTGCCTTGGAAGGCTTGCCCGCAGCCAGATCGTTGCGGTTTCTGGCGTGTAGTGGCCCATCTCAATGATGGAATCTGACTCCACGACTTTCCATGTAATGCCTGCGAGCTGGAACGTCTTGGGTATCTTCATACCGTGGGCACTTCCTTGAACACACCCTGCGGAACTTCTGCCGCGTCTCCATCCTCATCAACAATGACGATGTGACCGGGGCGGCTCACCGTCCAGCACATCTGAAGCGGCTTGCCTTGGTAGATCAATTCGCCCTGACGGAAGCGCGGCACCCACTCGTCTTTCAACAGAGCAAGCACCTTGGGATGGGTGCACTTGCCCTCTTTCAGCCGCATCTCGATTCCCTCGGCTTTGAAGGCCATATCTGCATAGGCTTGCGTTGCGACGAGCGCAAGCATCACGGCGGTTATACGCATGATTTTTTTCCTGATGTAACGGGGATTCGGACCGGGGCCGGGTCCGATCGGCTGTGCTACTGAGTAGCGGTTACTGAGGCGTCGTGGATGGCTTCGCACTGAAGCCCGGCAGCGCGGCTTCGGTCAGCCTGTTCAGCCAGGATTCCCGATCTGTATTCAATCTCTGCGAGCACGTCGGCAAGCACTCGGGCGGCGTTGGCTGCTGCCTCGCTGATGGCGGCAGAGCTGGCACCCTCACCCCTTGCACCGGCTGCGGCGGCAGCGTTTGCAGCGGCGTTGCGCAGCCTGTCAGAAGCCACACGACCAGCAGCGCGAGCAGCGTCCAAGTCGATACGAAGGGCCTCGGCTTGGGCTTGCGCTTGAATGACGACATCGTTTAGCTCCTGTTCGGTCTTGCGGTTTTTCTCAGAGGCAATGCGGCTGGCCTGCTCTGCCTGTGCGACTTGCTCGGCGTGCTGTGCGCGGGTTTCTGCGTGGTTGGCCCGTTCGTGCGTGAAGCGGGTTTGCGACACACCAGCAGCGGCCAGAGCGCCAGCAGTGATGAGCGCCCATACCCAGCCGGGCACGATGTCGAACAGTGCAACAATGGCCTTCACGCGAGCTGCCTCATGGCTTCTGCGTACAGTTCGGGCCACGTCTGCGGATGGGGTTTGCCCGGTCGCCACACGCGGATATACAAGTCCCATGCACCTTTGTGGTCGCCTACACCCGGAAGCCTTGCCGGGTCAGTAAACAGCAGCAGGCGAGCAGCGGCGGCGGCCAGCACATCGTCTGTCTCAATGGCGTTCCAGATGGACGCAGCGTCAAACGGCACATCACGGGCAGCGCAGACGTTCGCCATCCAGAAGCGGGACGCGGCATGGTTCACCACACCTTTGCAGCCGCCGCCCTTCTCGAATTGCCAATAGCCGCGAGCGGGTCCTTTTTGGCCTGGTTTTCCGTTCAAAACCTGAAAACGATGCGTGAACCGCGATTCCTGCAAGCCGATGGCGTACAGCATCACGCGAGCCTGCGGGCTGGTCATGGCAGGCGGCAGCATGAACAGCGCCTTACTCACGGCATGGATGACTTCATCAGGGATCATGGTTGGTCCTTTGTGCTCACACCGACGCGGTGCTCTGCGTACCGCTTGCCCAGCGTTTCCAGCCATGTGATGCCGTTACCGCCTGCGTGACCGGCCATTCCTGCCACCGCTGCGGTGATGAGCGGGCTGAGTTCCAAGGACTCGCATATCCAGAATGCGATAAGTCCGGCAAAGGCTGAGATTGCCAACTCTCCGATCAGGGCTGAGAACTTCATGCCGTCAGCCTCACCCCGGCGAACCCGGCTAAACCAACTGGCAAACCCACCGAGCAGGGCAATCCCGAGAATCACGCCGTACTCTCTGAGCGAGTAGGACAGCGGGCTTTTCAGTTGCGCCTGCGCGTAGGCCATGACGGGGAACAGCAGATTGAATGCAGCAAAGGCTGCGGCGGTGAAGTAGTTCATTCAGTGCTTCCCGTCAGGCTCGCAGGCGTCAAGGTAGGTTTGTAGGAGTGCCGCAAGTTCGCGGCGTGAGTCGTAAGAGCTAGTTCGCATCCGGCGAATTCGGGCGCTGATCGTGTGGTCGCCCGCAACCGGCCAGCCAAAGATCAGGGCCAGTTCGGTGTAGTTCGCCACCACGTCAACCAGCCACACCAGCAGGGCCAAAGGGGCAAGCAGCCAGAACAGGCCACCTTGCTTGTATTGAATGGCGACCGGGAACGTGATCGCAGTAATGGCGGTCAGGATCACAGCAACGCCCTCAGTGCGGCAATCTGTTCGTCAAGCTCTTTGACGCGGCGATAACCGGGGTTTGCAAGGCGAAGCTGTGCGGGTGTGTAGCCCAGCTCTGCGGCCTTTGATTCCATGAGAGGGAGAAGCACGTCACGCACAGGCCGGGGAAGCATGTACTGACGCTCCAGAGCTTCGATCTGCGATGCAGGGGACGGTGATTGGTCAATCTGCTGCACAGCAGTTGGTGTCATGCCAGCAGCCCAAGGCGGCACCGATCCGCCCTCAAACTGGTAGTAGCCGCCATTCCCATCGGTGAAGGCTTGGATCATGAGACCCTCGCAATGGTGAAGTTGGCGAGAGCGTTGGTGCCGACTGCGGGAGACACTGCGCCGTGCGCTCGGATGACGGCACCCGCACTCAGGTAGCCAGTCCAATCCGCACATTGGCTAAAGGCCAAGCCGCCTGTGGTCGCGCTCTTGAGTCGATCAGCAGCAGTGATGCTGAGAATGCTGGTGCTGAGTTGGGACGAGTTGAGCGATAGACCGATTTCGTTGGCGTTGCCAAGGTTGTCGGTGTAGCTGATGGCATAGACGCCGGCGTTATTGATCGTGAACGTTGCGCCCAGCGTTGCGCTGTCGGCATAGGTGATGTCAGAACCAACGTTCGTCACCACCGTGGAGAACCGGCGAATTGCAGTATTCGTGCTGCCGTTGCCGTTGGCGGTGTGCAGTCGCACCATGCTTTGAATAGGTCCACCACGCAGGGCTGCGGGGGTGATGGCGCGGGTGGCGTCCGTGCCAGTGGCAACCTCTGCCGAGGTGGCAAGTTCAACAACACCCGTTGCCGTGTCGCTTGCCGCCTGCTTGACCGCAGCGAACAAGGCAGAGGCAGTCAACTCTTCGACATCACCAGAACCCGCAGTGGTCCGACCCAAGAATCGAGCGGTTGCAATGTTCTGCAACTTGGCAAACGTCACCGCGTCGTCGGCAATGTTTGCTGTGGCAACAGAGGTCAGTTTCGTGTTGTCCAGCGTCTTGATGAACGCGAAAATGGTCCGCACGTAGTCGTCGAACAACGCTGGCGATTCCCCACCGCTGGGCGAGTTTGACCCCGGAGTCGTGGACAGATCGGCTATGGCGCTTGGCACTGGCATAAGCTATGCTCCAAAAACAAAAAGCCCGCACGGGGCGGGCTGTTTAACTGAAAGGGTGTTACTTGGAATTCACCGACTGGATGCTCTGGAAGGGCATCGCCATCGTTGCAGCCGCTTGTGTTTACGGCTTCTGGAAAGGCATCACTGGCCGGGATTGAGAAGCAGCGGAGCCGCTCGTGTCGCGCCCAGCAGGCCACCCGTTGACGGAATCTGCATAGGCGCACCGAGAACCATGTTTCGCGCTGCGTTGCTGTTCAATAGCCCGTTTGCCATGCGCCCAGCGGCCATTGTTCCAGCGGCCACAGGAAGCGCACCCATGCTTGCGCCAGCCGTCAGGCCAGTGCCACCAATCACCAACCGCTGCAAGGCCCCGTGCGGGCTTTCACGCGTCGTCAGGAACTGAGCAGAGATGTCGGCCAACTCTTGCAGGTCAGGGCTGTTGATGTTCTTCATGTTCGCCAAGCGAGCAATCGAAATATCACCCTCCGCGCCGTTCTTGGCGATCTTCTCCAAACTCAGCATGTTTCCGTACTGCTGGCGAGTCGCTGCGAACTTGGCGGCCTCATCAGGTCCGAGGCTGCGGTTCAGTGCTTCCATCAAAGACTTTTTCAGGTCGATGGCGTAGTAAGCCTCTGGCGTGTTGCGCTTGCCGATCCGGTCGAGGGTCTTCTTGATGTTGTAGGCGGCTTGCCCGTCCATCTGCCCGCTCTGACCTTTGGCAATGATTTCATCAATCTGGTTTTGGATGATGCGAGCGCCATCGCCACCAAGCTCTTTCGATGCCTGGTTAGCGTGCTCTGCCAGATCGTCAAACAACTGCTTGTCAACTGCGACCGTGTTGGACTTCAGCACGCGGTCGAACTCACCACCCAGCTTGTCCCCGGCCTTTCGCAGACCCATCGTCACGTTGTCCGTCTCTTGGCCGAACGTGCGTGATACAGCGGTGTTGAACTGCTTCACCATTTTTTCGTTGGTCGCAGCCCGCCCGCTGAAGGGCACATAGTCCAACGATGCGGCGACAGCGTTCAATGGCTTGCTGTTGGCGATGCGGTCGGCGGGGACTTGAATGCCGAGCTTCTGCGCACGTTCAGCCAGTCCTGCGACCTCTGGCGATACAGGTCCTCCACGAAGGGCAGACCCAGCAGCCTGGAACGCGCTACCGCCAAGCTTTGCAGCCATCGGGATGGCGCCGCCAATCATTGCACCTGTGCCTGCATCTTCGGGATTGACAAGGCCAGCAGTAGCCGCGCCCGAGGCGGCACCCGTGGCACCGCGAGCAGCCAAGCCGCCCAGACCGGTACGCCCAGCAACATCAAGCCCGCCCGTGCGCAACCCACTGACGATGGCAGGAGCCGCGCCTACAGCTTGAGCACCCTTTGCAAGCAGTGAGCCAGTACCAGCCGTTCCAGCCACTTCGCCAAGAAGTTTGTTCGTCTTGAACTGCGTGGAGTCGGTGTTGACGCCAAGCGACTGCAAGCCAGCATCCATGCCAGCGCGGCGGTCTTGACCAACGATGTCATAACCACCAATGTTGACCGGCTTGCCGTTGTTCAGCTTGCGGGCCAATGCGTCAACCGGCGCAAGGATCGTGGCGCCAATGGACCCAGCACCGCGAACAAGGCCGCCGCGTGCATCGGTTGGGTCGTAGTTGTACGCCTTCTCCAGCAAGGGATTTTTTGTCGCCATGTCGAGTTTGCTTTGTATGGGCTTGGGCTGCGCAACAGGTGCTGCGCCCTGCTCTTGCTCAAAGCGAAGACGGAATTCAAACTCTTCTTGTTCGGTCATTTGCCGCCCCGTTTCTGAGATTCGACCCACTGCTGATATCGCTGCTCTTTGGCTGCGTCAGTGAACGGGCCAACGGCTGCGGGCTTCGCAGGCGTGGGAACCTTGCTTTCAGCGCCAAGCACATCAGGCACGCTCAACTGATTGCGCTCGGCAATGCCTTGGTATTCCTGCCGCTTGCCGTTGTACTGAGTCACGCTTTCGGAATACAGAGCGTCGGCCAGTTTCTGGAAGTCTTGGCGCTGGGCCGGGGTCAGCTTCTGGCCGCTCACCACCATCTGCGCGTAGTTCTGCGCACGATCCAGCAGGCCGGTCGCAGCCATTGCCATGCCCAATTCAGACTCACGCACAACGGAACCTGGGTCCAGCAGTTTCATGATCTTGGTTGCACCGGCCAAGTCACCGGCTGGGCTGGCCTGCTTCAGAGACTGTTGAATCTGGCCGTAAGCCGAAGTCATTTCTTGGTGGGCCTTGTAGACCGGCTCGCTGCGAAAGTCGCCGCGCAGCTTCAATGTGTTGTCAAAGCCCTTCTGACCCATGTTGATCGGCACAGTGACATTGGACGCGCCTGCGCGTTTCAATTCAGTCTGGAACTGCTGATAGGTGCCCTTGTAGCCGTCATTGGCCTTGGCGTATTCGTACTCACGAACAGACGATGGCGACGCCTCGGCCTTGTCGGGTGCGGTGTAAACCGGCTTGACACCATTCGGACCAGCCTGCACCAGACTGTTGCCGACCACCTTGAAATCATCCGCTTTCGGAAAAAGGCGCTGCTCAAGTACCTTATCCGCGAATGGCGAACGTGGGTCCATCAGGTAGTTTTGCAGCTTGGCCGGATCAGGCGGAACCATCTGCGTGGTGCCGGTGAACTGGTCGATTTCTTGCGGCTGAGGCTGGAGCATTCCAGACAGGCCAGCACGCCATTCCTGTTCGCCCTTCTGCTTTGCCATCTGAGCTTGCAGGCCCTGCATTTGAACGTCTCGGTACTGCTTCTGCACAGCCGCTTCGTCCTGCTGCTGAATGCGATCCTGCGCGTTGCTATACCCAGCCAAACCAGCAAGGCCAGCACGACCGAGCGAGTTCACAGGTGCGCCACGGCGAGCGCCAGCCAGCCCACCAAAAGCGGCAGACAACAGGCCCTGCCCCTCTGGCGTTTTCACAAAGTCCAAGAGTCCAGCCATTACATACCTCCCAAAAGGCCCATACGGCGTTTCTTGCGCATCTCAGCCTCTGCCATCACGTTGGCTTGTGGATTGCCCTGTGCGAGCTGCTGGAGGGTCTGAGCGCCCATCTGCTGCGGAAGCTGGGGCGGTGGTGGTGCTTGTTCGGGCTGGTTCATCGAGCCTGCAACCTGCATACCCGTGCTTGCAGCGTCCATGAACGGTTTTGCCTGAGACATCATCCCGGCCATGCCTTGCGGTGCCATCGGGTTGAATGCAGCCATCGGAGCGTTTGCACCGAGCAGGCCCGGCATCATGGCGTCACCGGCCACACCAGCGCCACCCATGCCACCGGCAAGCAAGCCACCGCCTGCACCCATCGCACCGCCGAGCAGTGCGCCTTTCAGTGGCTTCTTGCTGGTCAGGCCGCCGATTGCCGAGCCGATCAGACCGAGAGTGATTGGGTCGAACATTTACTTGCCTCCCGGCTGGTTGGTGCTGGTCGTCGAACTCTGGCCGGGGAACGAGCCGAACACACCAGACATTGCTGCCAGCTTCTTGTACGGATCGTTCTGCTGGTCTTGGAACTGCTGGTAGCCGAAGTCGGCTTGCTGCTGCGCTTGGTCTTGTTGCAGTTGACCGGCGTTGAGCAGTTGACCGGCGTCGGTGTAAGCCTGGTTGCCGAACTGCTGCGCCATGCCAATCGACTGCATTTGTCGTGCTTTGTCGGTTTCGTAGGCGTTGCCGTACATCTGCGATGCAACGTCGCCCAACTGCCCCGCGAATTGCTCCTGCAATCCAGAATTGCCAAACGAGCCTGAATTAACAGCACTGGTGTTGAACTGCGAACGAACCGAGTCCTGCGCCTTGCCGACCATCTGGTCAAGGTAGGGGTTCGTTTGCCCGCCTGTGATGTTCTGGTTCAGGGCCTGCTCGGCGTTGTTGATCGTGGCCGAGCCGTTCAGCGCACGGTCTTGGATCGCGCCAATGCCTGCGTTCTGCGTGCTGTTCAGGTCGGCAAACCGCTGCCCCTGAAACGGCGTGTATGCCGTGTTGCTGAGGTTGATCGCATCGCTGGCGTACTTCGACGCAAGCGGCTTCAACTCAGTTGGGATATTTTGGACAGTCGTGGACTCGCCACCGCCGTCGCCTTTGCGAAACAGGCGGACACCGTCAGCCGCGTAACCGGCGTGCTTACTTAGAATTTTCATAGAGTGACCTCAAGGGTTTCGTACAGTGGCTGAAAACCTACCTTCATGCGGAAAAGCCGGGACTGAGCCGGTTTGCATGAACATCGAATGCGAGAGCATCCGGAAAGCGCTGCGAACCGCTTAAGTTCGCCAAAGAAATTCTCAAAATGCGCTCCGGGCGCAACAAGCGAGGACACATGCAAAACACGAAGGTTTGGCAGTTGGTCGATGCGGACGACTCCCCAGCCAACACGCTCACCATCAACCTCCATGCGCAGCAACATCCGCTCTTCTCGGCTAAGGCTCATCTTGAGTTGATCGCCCGTGATTTCCCCGCCAGACGTGTCGCAGGCCGCTGCCAAGCAAGACGCACCGTCCTTAAACCACGCATAGTCAATGTGCGTGGCAGGCACTGGTACAAGCTTCATGCGCCGAGCCGGTAAGCCACATTGACGCGCCAGATCACGCCCGTATAGACCGGGCAGACAACCGTGGTGTTTGTGCCCAAGGCTGTAGCTGCGATGCCCGAGCTGCCGAAATCGAGCTTCACTTCTTTGTCAATGCCGACGCCTGCCACATCAGAGCCGAAGGTCAGCACCGGGTTTCCCGGCAGGCCGGTCGTTGTCACCAGAACAGGTGTTGCCGAGGCCGTGAGCGCGGCAGTGGCCGAGCGCGTCACCTGGATAAAGTCAATGACGTGGCGCAAGCCTGCGACCGATGGCAGCGTGGCGGTAACGGCGGCACTTGCTGCTCCTGTAGCCGTCACGCAAAGCGTTGATGGGCGCGAGTCAAGGACCGGACTCAGCGATTCGCCTTGGTCGCTGTTAATGGTGATGGCTGCGCTGCCTGATGTGTAGGCCGAGGCTCTAACGCGAACCTTGCGAAGCTGCCCACAAGGCACGGCGTACACCTGAGAGGTGTTGGCCGCCACAAGCGCGTGAATCAGTAGCGGCTGTGCAGAAGGTGGCAGGGTTCCTCCAACCGCACCGACCGAATAAGGGTAGGCCATGACGGGAAGGAAGTTCGTTCCATCAACCGAGCCTGTGAATTCCAGCGTACCGATGAAGGCCGCTGAGGCCATATAGACAAGGGCCGACTCATCGCCGTTGACATCAAGCACGACCTCTGCGTTCAGTGCGTTCAGTGTGCCGCTAGTGGCGCGTTGCTCACGGACAGGAACGAACGCATTGGCTAGGTTGCGGAAGATGCTCATGGGGTAATCTCGTAAATAACTGGGAAGGGGCCGGTAAAGCGGCTGTTGGCTGTCAGGACAAAGCGGATTTGCCCCTCTTCGGGCTGGGCGAACAGGCTCAAGCCGATGTCGGCTGCATGTTCAATGTCGTTCTCTGCGTCGGTGCGCATTGCGAGTGATGCACGCACCTTGCTGCTGGCCGTTGCAGTAGCCGATGCAATCACTGTTTCGCTGTAAGTGACCGGCGATGGCACTGTGATGGTGGTGGCCAGTACGGATGCGCTACTGGAGCCGACACCTTCTGGGAGGTAGGCCAGCAGCAGCTTGCCGCCCGTGTCTAGAGTTGCGTGCTTGGGCATTACGGCTTCACCGTTCCTAGGTCAGTCGTGGTCAATGCGCCTGCGTTGTCCACAGTCAAGCGCCAGTAATGAGCGTCCGGACTCTTGAGCACCAAGCCCTTTGCGCTGTTGTCCACAATCACATCGTTCAAGGTGTCCACGTCACCGCTACCACCACCGCCAACCGTCACAGCCACAAACGTGCCGGGCGTTCCACCAACCGTGCAGACCCATCCAATCGTTGGGCTTGAGCCGGTCGGGGCGCTGTTCTTCACAAAGTCGCCCTGCGCATACGTCCCAGCCGTGGGGACCGAGGAAAGCGCGTTGTAAGTCGCAGCAATCCGGCCTTCTGCCAAGCCGTTGACCTGTTGTGCGTGCTCACGCAGCTCTCGGATCAGGCTGGGGTCGCCCTGCAACCGGGGCGTGGTGTTCAGCTTCATCGCCGACCAACCACTTTCGACATTGCCTTCATGTGCGTGACGTGAACCGGGCCATCAAACAAAACCTGCGCACGGTGCCAACGGTCGGTGATGAGCACGTCAAACTTGCCATCTGCCAGCACGCCGGAAGGACCGTTCACGTATGTCTCACCGCTGTTCTTCTTGTGGCGGGTCTGCACGGTTGCAGAGGTGGGCGCCAGCTTGTAGCGAAGGCGAATGCCTTGCAGCAGCAGCATTGCGTCGTCGTCGCCTACATCGCCCGTCTCGAAGCTGGATGCGTCAGAGACGCCCGTCAAGCTCTGCAACTGGTTGGACGTGTTGAAGATCGAGAAGGCGCGGCCACCAGACAGCCAAAAAGGCGAGTCCCAGCCCACATCAGGCAGGCCATCCATCGTCGCGCTGTAGTCGGTCAGGGTGTCGAACGTCGCACCGCCTGACACGTACTCAAGGGCGCACTGAATGGAGCGGTTTGCCCTGCCCCACTTCTTGGACTTGACGTGATAGACAAGGCAGGAGTTCAGAGCACTCGAACCCTTCGAGGGGTAAAACACAAAGACCCGGTTTGTCGGTCGGTCGTATGAGCAGACGATCTTGTACTTGGCGACCGGATCGCAATCAGCGGTGAAGAAGTCGCGCAAGATGCCGTCAGCAATCGGGACAGGCCGCGAGCCATCAAACAGCCAGAAGTTGTCTTCACCGACAAAGAAATGGATGCCGTCAACGTCGCAGAGCGCGTTCTTACCCACACACCCAGCATTACCACCCTGAACCTGCGTCCAGTCCCACACCACCGGAGCGCCAACGTATTGGCCGAGGTAGATGGACTTTGATTTGTAGGCAATCGCGTACTCACCCAAGCGAGCGCCAGCGGTCAAAGGACCGGGGGTGGAGACAAGGCGACCCGATGCGGCTTGCGTCGTGGTGCTTGGGGTCCAGAGGGTGTCATCAAACACCGCGCAGCAGTGCCAGCCATCCGGCTTTTCCGTGCCATCGTTGGTGTTGAGCGCCATCACCTGGTTACGCACCGAGAACACAATCTCAGCCTTCGGAGCTGTGGCGATGTTGGCAAATGCGTCCGAGGTGGACCGCTGGATGGTGTCGGACTTGTTCGCCATCAGGCTTGCGTCACCAAACTGCGTGATTGACCAGATCGACTCAGAGCCGCCCGTGTAGGCCCCGCCAGTCGTGCGGGTGCGATCCACCCATGCACCGGCTGAAAGCTCGTAGATAGCCGTCTGAGCGCCTGCAAACACCCGGCGCGTGTTGTCCAGCTTTGTGACCACTGCTGCACCTTGGCAAGCAGAGGCCAGAGCAGGCACACCAGACGGGGTTACAGCGGTCGGGCCGCCTTCCATGCCCGTGAGCGTAGGAACGAAGTTCACGCAGTCGGCCAGAACACCCGGCGTCGTCAATTCCGCGTCGGGCATGAAACCGAGGATGGGGGTCATCGTGCGCGAGCCACCAAAGGACCGGAATAACGCTTGTTATTGCCCGAAATCTCGTTCAGAGCAGCATCAAAGCGGGCTTGCCACAGCGAAGGGTCTCCGCCCGTGTACGAGGCCATTTCCATCAAGCCACCGAACAGGTACACGCTCGGTGCGGCCTCAGAAAGCCAGTTGGTGGTGTTGTCGGCTAGGGCAGGAATTCGCGAATACAAAACGCCGCGAACTTCGCCGCCACCGTTGAAGTACAGGTCTGACCCTTTCCATGCAAACAGGGTCGTGAGAGCGTCGGTCTGCCACGACAAGGCAGACTCGAACGACTGGATGTGCAGGGGCGTGCCCTCATAGCCATCCAGCCAAAGTGTTTTGACATCAATCGTCCCAGCAGGGGGCGTGATGAGGTTGTCAACGATGGGGGTCAGCGGCATGGCGACCTCCATCTGACGCACCCGAAGGTGCCGATTCACGCGCTCTTCAGTCAAGGCGATGAAGTCAGGGATAACCGCCGTCAAATCGGTGCGGTTAGACCACGCCGCGATCTGCGCTTGAATCTCGGTGTATGTCATTTGAGGAACTTCGAAAAAGCAACCATGTCGGGGTTGCGTTTGAGCCACGCACTCAGGCGCTTCTTGTCAATGCCGCCGTCTTGGCGGAGCATCGTTGCCAGCTCTGCATCGGGAATCGTCCCGACATACCGCAGATCACCCCATCTCTGCCCCTCGGTCTGCGCTCGCATCTCTGCGGCACGCTTCAGAAACGGCTCGGCGTCGTAGGTCTTCTGAATCGCCATCCGGTTTGCATCGTCCACGTAATGAACCGTGGTCGTGATGCCGGTTTGCGGGTCGTAATCTTTAAAAGCGGACATAAAAAAGCCCCCGAGGTTTCCCCCGGAGGCTCCTTAGTTGCAGGCCGATTAAGCGGTCAGGTTTTTGATCGCGCCGTGGGCCGTCTCAGAAGTCACCACCAGGCAGGCTTCAGCAGAAACCAGCTCTTTCTCGGTGTGGCCGGTCTTAGCGAGTGCGACAGAGCCGAAGCCACCGCCAAGGTACGCAATGCCAGCGTACTCAGGGTTGAGCACAAACGCGGTGTTGGCGTTGGCGGTGGTCTGCACGTAGTTCGGGACCACGGTCAGTTCGCCAAAATCGGACACGTACACGTCAGCACCGCCAACGATCACGGCCTGGCTGCCACGTTTCACGTCTTGACGGTTCTGGGCGATGCCGGTGAACGTCGAGAAGATGCCTTTGTGCGAAGGCGTCAGGCTGATGATCGTGGGCATCTCACCGGAGTTGCTGAAGATGCTTTGCAGGTTGGTCTTCAGCAATGGCTCGGCGAACGTGCGGTTCGTGCCTGCGGTCTGTGCCACAGTTGCCAGACCCGAGGTGTGGGCCGGGGTAGCACCGGAGCCACCGTGCGAGATGTTCGTGTAGATCATCGCGCCCAGACCAGCCGACTTGCGGGCGGTGGTTGCGTTGCCCTGCACGGCCACGTTGTTGGAAAGCACCATGGCTTCCACGTCGCGCTTCAGCTCCACCATCATCTTGCTGACCTGGTACTTCATTTCCGAAGAACGGCCGGCCGATTTGGTTTTGCTCTGCGTGCCGGACACCACAGCAACTTTGTCGAAAAGCTGCACGGTGTTTGCCACGCGCTGGGTTGCGGTCAGGGCGGTGCCAGTGCGGTCGTCGCCTTCAATCACGGCGTTGTCAGCGTTGGGAGCTGCCAACGAGTCGCGCTGCCATTCGTGCAGGCGTTGGGTCGCGGTGAAACGACGCAGGGCCGAGACGATGGGGGTCTTCTCGGGAGAAACCATGTAGATCTTGTCCTGCAAGTCTTCACGGTTGCCGATAGCGTCATAGCTATCAAAGGTGTTTGCTGGTTGTGCCATGTCAGTCTTTCAAAGAAATTTTGCAAAGTCCTCGATTCGTCCGTTCTGTTTCAGACGGTCGAGGGCGGCTTGGTTGGTTCGGGGTTTGGGTTGCGTGGCCTGCGGCTTGATGGCCTGCGGCGCGTCCACAACCTTCTGCATTGCCTTGGGCTTTTCAGCCTGCAATGCGCGCCACTTCATCGCGTCATGCAGGACATGCACGTAACGCGGATCAATGAGCGAGTTCAATTCCTGATCGGTGATGCCGTACTCTTTTCCGGCCTTGACGATCTTTTCAGCGACTTGCGGTCCATAGTTGGGGAGGCGGGTCTTCAGTTCCTGCTCTGCCTTCACAAGCATTTGCTGGCGGTTTTGCTCCGTCAGTTGTTGTGTCTGCTGCTCGGCCTGTTTCCACTCTCCATACTTGGCTTGTGCGTCACGCTGTAGCTTTTGGTAAGCGAGATTCAGTTGAAGCGCCTGTGCGGGGTCGTTCTGTCCCAACGCAGCCCAATCGAGGTTCTCGTACTCAGTGAGCCTCTTCTGAACTTCGCGGAACTCGACGGCCTTGTCGAACGTCTGCGCCATCACGCGCTGCTGCTGCTCAAGAGCTTGCGCACGCTCTTCAACAGCTTTGCGCTGCTCTGCCACCTCTTGGGTCTTCTTCGTGTAGTCAGCTTGGCGGAGCAGTGCTTCCTTGACGCCTTTAGGCCCCTTGAAAACCTTGCCCTCAAACTCGACCTCTTCAACTTCGTCTTCACCTTCGCTCTCAGCCTGCACCTCGGGTTCATCGCTTACGGCGACTTCCTCAGTGCTTGCTTCTTGCTCCAGTTCCTCAACGGGTTGTTCAGTCTCGTCATCCAGCAGACCAGCCACATCGGCAACTGACACTCCAGTTTCTTGGTTGGTGTCCATTCACGTCCTCAAATGAAAAAGCCCGCGAAGTGCGGGCGTAAAAAAACCGGCTCTAGGCCGGCGTGTATCGCTGTGAAGCGAATCAGGTTCCGAAGAGCTTGCGAATGCCTCTTCGTTCTTCAAACTGCGAAAGTTGGGAGGTGGCGAGCTTTCCCGTCTCGATGTAGCCGGTCAGCACACCGCGAAACTTCTGCGCGGTCTTGGCAAGCTGCCACAGTGCTTCCTTGCCCTCTTTGTCGCGTGCTGGGCATTGCATCCACTGGTCGAACACCTCTTTTTCGATGGCGTTCAGTGCGTCTTGCAGCAAGCGGTTTTCAAGCAGGATGGCCGCTTCTGCGCCGCGGTCGGTTTGTTGTTGCAGGTCCATTTCAGCCTTGGTTCATTGCGGGATACATCGCGAAGCGCATGCATGAGCGCATGGCCTCGCCGCCGTGGTCGTTTCCAGTCACAGGCCCACCAGGTGCAGCCGTGGTGAAACTTGCCGAGGTGCTGCGGGTTGAGTCGTTGCCCGCTGCGTCACGGTGCAGGAAGTGGTTGTAGTAAACCGTCGAAGCCGTCAGACCACTGGAGGTGACGTTTTGCACACCCGTTGCGGTGACAGGCTGCGAGTTGGCGGCCTTGATCGCTGCGTCGGTGGCTGTGGCGCTGGTGTTGGTCAGCCAGTACAGCGTGCCGTTTGCCTCGTTAGTGCTGACAGAGCCAACCGCACCTGTAGGGCCGAGAGTCGCCCCTGTAGGGCTTGTCAGGTTCGGTGGCGTGACATCAGCAGCCGCATCGGTCGTGAAGCTGTTGGACGACAGCACCGCCGAGTCATTGCCTGCCGCGTCTTTGTGCAGGTAGTGGTGGTAATAGGTCGTCGCTGCGGTCAACCCAGACCGGCTGATGTTCTGCACACCAGAGGTCGTCACGGCCTGAGTCGATCCGGCCAGCACAGCAGCACTCAAGGCGCTCGCGCTGGTGTTCGTCAGGTAGTAAAGAGTCCCGTTCGCTTCGTTCGTCGTGACGGTGCCTGTGGCTGTCGTCGTGCCGGTCTTCGTGCCCGTGGCGCTGGACAACGTTGGCGCAGTGACATCGGCACCAGTGGCCGTCAACGTCACCAGCGCTGGAGAGCCTACGTTTGCGCCATCAACCTCAAGCTGATAGGTGAACGAGTCAGAGCCACCAGCCCACACAAACGAGCCGTTGGCGTACAGCGTGAGCGAGGCCGAATCAACCGCAGGCGTGGCAATCGTGTACGAAAACCACTTGTCCGCATCAGCGGGGAGGGTCACATCGTTGTAGAGGAAGCCCTGTTCCTGCACACCGGGGATGGCCGCAGTGTCGTCAACAACGCTCTGACCCGTCGCACCGTTGCGGAACGTGGTCCGCAGGCCGATGGACAGCACAGACGAATCATTGCCCGAAGCATCGGTGTGGACGATGTACGGGTAATAACCCGTGAGCTGCGTCAAGCCGGTGGCGTTGAACGTCTTCGCACCCGTCGAGCCGATAGCCTGGTTGGCAGCGAATACAGCAGCCGTGCCGCCGTTGTTCTGCCCCAGCTTGACCTGCGCGGCACTTGGAGGCGTGGCCGAGGTGGTCACGACAACATACATCGTGCCGTTACCCTCGTTCGTCGTGGCTCCGACAACGATCAGGGCATTGCTCTTGACTGTGCCGACACCCGAACTCAAGGTAGGTGCAGTAACGTCAGGCGTAGTGGTTGTGAAGCTGCTTGACGTGATCCGGTTGGAGTCGTTCGCAGCCGCGTCGGTGTGGAGCAGGTGGGCGTAGTACGTGGTCGATGCGGTCAGGCCCGTTGCACTGAACGTCTTCGCGCCGGTCGTGGTGATCGTCTGCGAACCAGCATAGGGCGCAGTGGCTCCGGTGTGATCCTGACTGGCCTTGATCTGTGCAATGGATGGCTGAGTCGCGGAGGTCGTGACCACCACGTACATGGTGCCGTTGGCTTCGTCGGTCGTTGCGCCTACCGTGGCAGTAGTGGAGCCTGTGGCTGTGCCTACTGCGGTCGTCAGGACTGGAGCGGTGGTGTCTCCGCCCGCCAGAACCCCGGACTCCCAATCGTCTGCAATGACGGCGCTTGCCGTGACGTTGCGGACCAAAATACCGACGCCGGGTGTTGTCAGGCCGTCCGTAATGCCGGACTCGGTGATGCGCAGCGTGCCGTTGAGGTAAAACCTGATTTCATTGCCTTGCGCCTCAAGTCGGCACACGTCGCCATCAACAAAGGTTGCGGCGTAGGACGAACGAAGGCCAGCGCCTGCACCAGCCTTGTAAAGCTGCCATGAGCTGGTCGGCGTGCGATAGATCAGACCCCATGCTTCGTTGCGGCTGTCGGTTCTGACGGCGAGAAGTGGGAGGTTGCCCGTACCGCTCCAAGCGAACGCTGAATACAACTTGGCCTGAACGTAATGGTCTGCGGAGGCAAGGTTTTCACCCACCATGCCCGCATCGCTGTTCGAGGCAGCAGAACCCATGCTGTTGCCCGCAGCGCTAATTTCCGGGTTATCGCCGGTTGTGCCCGATCCAAGCATGGACCAGCCAGACCGAGCGGTGATCTTCTGACCCGCAGTCCCTGTGAAGTTGTCGGTAATTGCCATGACTTACACCGGGTATGCCGTAAGGACTGCGTAACGGGGATTGGAGGTCAGGCTGAGACCTTCGGCGGAAATCATGCTGTCCTGATAGACGCGGGCGGAGTTGATGGTCGAATCACCGCAAGCCTCATGCGCCCGTGCAGCTTCGTAAGCGCCGAGCATGATTGCGGCATCACCAACAATTCCGTTTGTTGTACCCATCCCGGTTACAGGACCGAGGCTGGCAAGCTGCAGGAACACCGACGATGCGGTGACGCTGGATGCGACCGTGACAACAGAACCACCGGGGGTCAAGGACAACTGACCCGAGTTGCCCGATGCGTTGACCACGTAGTACTGCTTTCGGTCAGCGCCACCCGTCATAGGGCTTGCTGTGCCAAGCGACGAATCAAACGCAACCCTGTCGCCGTTGGTCAGCGTGGCTCCAGCCAAATAGCCTGAGAGCGTCACGGTGTTGCCCGTGGTGTTGGTGGTCAGCGACCCGCCTTGGTACAAGCACTCCGCAATGGTGTCGATAAGTTCGGTGTTCTCGCGGAACTGCAAATTGCGGTAGGTGGCAAGGCACCCGAGGTCGAAAGTTGCGTGGGGCGCTGAAATGCCCTTGCTCAAGTGCTGTCGCAGCGAGGTCATGTTGGTCGATGGCACGATCTGGCTTGCTTGGCAAACCGAGATATTCATGTACCGATTCATCCAAGGAGACTCGAACTTGGTGTCACCGCCGTCGCCCAGACCTTGGGTCGTTTCCCAGAAGCCGCCATCGCGCCAGCTTGTGGGCATTTGCGAATTGAAGTCGGTGATGTAAGAGCCGCATGACGCGTACACATCAGCGAAATAGGCTTTCACGCCAGCGCCGTCATATCCAGAAACAGGCTGGATCGCCAAGCCTTGCGCCAGATCACGCAGCGCCCACGCGCCAATGCGAACACCACCGGCCCACAGGATCATTCCAGCGCCTTTGTAGATCGTGCCGCCCGAGCCGACCTGTGCATCCCTGAAGCCCGAATAAGCACCAATAGTGGTGCTGGTGCGGTTTGCGCCGACCCTGCGAACTGTTGTGCCAGGCTGCGGACTCATGATGGTCTGCGAGGTCAACTCGGTTTGCATGTCGAGGTACTGCGGCTCACCCGTGATGAGGTAGGCGTAGTAATGCGGCGACCCACGATGGCTGGTGTTGGTGTCACCGGACCACAGACCGTCATTGCCAGAGGGGTTCTGAATGCCTGCAATGTTGGAGCCGCCGTACTGGATCGAGGTGGACACAGTGCCAAGGCCGGTGTAGCTGGATTGCACATCCACAACCGGGTAAATCTTGCCCGTGGTGCTCTTGCGCACGCACGTCTTCCAGCCGCCAGCAGCCAGCGCAGAAACCCGCACTGCGCGTTCATCAACTGCTGCCTGAGTGATTGCGTGGATACAGGCCCACTCAGGAATCACGCCGATGAAGTTGGACGGCCCTGTGCTGTCAAGATTGCGTGTCTGGAATGAGCCAAGGCAGTTCGCCACATAGTTGACTGACGACACCGACGAAGGTGAAAGGCTGGTATCCAGCGCCTTGGTCGTCCGGGTCGCCACAAAGTCTGCTTTGTCGCGGGTGACGCGCACGGTTGGGCGGGCTGAAGTGGTGCCGCCACCCTGAATGAAGTTCCAGCGGCCATCCGTGTCGCACACGTAGAACGAGCCGTAGTGCAGGATGGCAATGTTTGATCCGGGCGTCTCGGTCGTGTCGTGCCCGGTCATGGTCAGCAACGTGGTCGCGCCAGACTTCAGCACACAAGTGACCACACGGCGAGCAGCAGCAGGCGTGGAGACATCGCCCCATGGCTGCGCAACGCGAGGCAGGTACTCGATGTGCGACAGGCCACCTGCGTTGTTTTGGGCAAGTAGCAGGTAGTGGTAGCACTCAAGCTGCCCGTGCGGCGAGCCCGACTGCTTAAAAGCGCCACGAATACGCCAGAGCTTGCCGGCGGGGCCATCGCCGATCACGATGATTTCGCTGGCGTCGGTGATCGCCGTGTTGAGCGAGGCGGTCCACACACCCGACAGGTTGGTGACGCCGGTCAGCTCGACCTTCAGGTCCGAGGCCGTGACTTCGCTCAACGTGCGCGAGCTGGCTGATGGGGCAGGGCCGCCGTTTTTCACATTGATGGTCAGGCTTGCAGAACCTGCAATCGACACAGGCGTGCGGAAGAACACACCGCACATTTCCATGCTTCCATCCGTCACCCACGCTGCATCGCTGTACACCGTCGCAGGACACGGCGTGTTGTCCGTCAACTGAAACTGTGGGTATTCACCAGACGGCACGTCGCCCTGCTTGAACGGCATGCCCACCATCGGGCTGACAAAGTTCGCCGCCTGCGTGCTGCCGGACGTGTTCACCAGGCTCAGCGTCGTAATCAACGCGCCCGAAGGGTTCGGCAACCCAGCGTACAGCGTCGTTCCAGACGTGAACGTGTAGTTGTCGGCGACTGGGGTTGCCATTACTGATCGGCCTGCACAACCGGGGTGATCGAGCCGACTTGCACGAACTGATACCGCGCACCAGCGACAGGATTGGAGATGATCGGAGCCTGGTTGCCGGTGATGATCCCGACACTCACCCACGGTGCATCCACATCGTTGCTGCGCTGCACTTCGGCAATGCCGGCAGAGCACTGCACGATGAAATCACCCGCAGCGGGCGTGAAAGGCGTATTCAAGGCGGTTGCAATGGTTGCCATATTCAGGCTCCGGGTTGGGTTTGTTGGTTCTCAGCGCGTGCTGCGGCTGATGCGGCGGCCTGTTCGGCTCGGCCTTGCTGCTGGATTTGCGCGACGATGATTCGCGTCTCGTTGTCTCGGTCGGTTTTGTACCGATCAAGCTCGGCCTGCATCTGTGCGATCTGCTCGGCGCTGGCGATCTTCAGTTGCTCAAGCTGCGCATCAAGCTGAGCCTGCATCTGTGCACGCTCTGAGTCGCGCATGTCGTTTGCTGCTTGCAGTTCAAGCGTGGCCTGAACTTCTTGCAACTTGGCTTGTGCTTTGACGTTCTCAAGCTCTTTCTCAAGCATGGATTGCGCTTGGAACTTCTGCGAATCGGCTTGCAGCTCCATTTGCTTGAGCTGAATCGACGGATCAGGCGGCGGCTTTGGCATTTCCATCGGCTGGTCGCCCGGATCAGTCCAGAACTCTTCGGCGTTCTTGAAGCCAGCGTTCTCCACAAGCCGCTTTTGCAGGTTGTAGAGGTTCTTCGGCGTGACCAGCTTCCCAGCCAGTGGGCTTTGCATCGCAAGCGCCTGAGACTGCGCCATCTGCTGCAAGAAAACGCTCTGCTGCATCGCATCGCCAGTACCGATGCCCACATTGATGCTCATGTCGTACTGATCGCGCCATTCCTGCGGGTCGTACTGCACAAACTTGCCGTTCAGGCGGTAGCTGATCTTCTCCATCCCGTAGTCGGTCAGGGTCTTGAAGATGCCTTTGAACAGCGGAGCAACCAGCGTTTCAGCCACGATGCGGGCCATGAGCTTGGATCGCTTCTGGCGCTCGTTGGCGGTCTTGCTGACCTCCATGGCGGTCTTGTTCAGCGCGTTCGCATCAAGGCCGGGGATGGATGGTGAATAGCCGGTGCGGGCTTCCTTGTCCTGCCGCATCATCTCCAGCATCGGCATGGCTTCGATGCCTTGCCAGCGTTGCACCAGCGGACGAATCGCGCCTGCTTCACGCTCAAGCAGAATGCCGCCGGGCCTGCGGTTCAACAGGCTGTCAATGTCGGCCTTTGGATTGTTCTGTGCGTCTGTGAGAACGACCGTTTCTTGGTTGTTCGCCAAGTCGAGGTTGTCCAACTGAGCACGCCAGATTTCGGTGTGGATGCGCTGGAAGTCTTCGACCAGATCAGCAACCGACAGGCCGTTGAATTGGTGCGTGAGGATGTAAGGCGTCCAAGCAGCAATCGGAACGTGGGAGCATTCCTTGTTCTCAAGCACCAACTGACCCAAACGAAGGATGCGGCGGCGCTCTGCAATGCCATCACCATCAAAGTCAACCAGAACGTACTCTTCGCGCAAGTAGCCGCGAATCATCGAGGGATCAAGCTCGTTGTCGTCCTGCCACCAACCCCACTTGCCACCGCGTTGGTTGTCGCGGTACTCATGTTCAGCGGTGTGCTCTTCGTTCTGAGCAGCTTTCAACTCTTCGGGCGTGACCTTGTAGCCCATCTGGTTCACGTCGCTCAGCGTCTTCTCAACGATGTGCGCAACGTATGGGCATTCGTCCAGCAGGATCGAATCGTGGCGGCGTGATACGTGGAGTTCGTCAGGCGGCAACGCGACAACGCGCACGCAGCCCTTCTCTTCAACCGTCTTGATCTTCACGTCATAGCGAACAGGCATCGCAGGAGCCTCGTAGCCCATCGCTGCGGCCTCTTGCGCCATCGCCTGGTACTGCGCTACTTCTTCGGGGTTCGGCTCGGCCTCGGTCTTCTCAATGACTTCAGCCTTAGGGTTCGTGGTCAGGAAGACCGCGAGCTGCATTTCATCCACACCGCGATAACGGGTGAAGCTCGGAGTGCGCTTCTTCTCGTAGTACCACTTGACCCCGCCCGTTTTGAGCATGAGGCCGTCTTTGATCGCGCTGTACAGGATCAGGAAACCGTTGTTCTGCTTGTAAAACACGTAGTTGCAGGCGTTCGTCACCTGCTCTGCGCTTTCCTCATCCTCCGGACCAACAGGCTCAAACACCACCGCCTTGTCTGAGCCGGTGAATACTTCAATCAGGTCGGGCAAGATGCCTTCAACCGCGTCGAACACGTCAGACGCAACAACACCCGAGCGGCCTTCCTGCTCTGTGCCGTATGGCTCGCGCATGTAAGCACGCTGCGAGCGGACGCGATCAGACGCAATCTCCCCTTCGGTGAAGTGATAGGCTTGTCGGGCCTCTTCATCTAGGAAGCGGAGAAGGTCGCTCTCGGTCATTTTGCTCATGTGTGTTTCATGCCACTCGGCGATTCCTGTAAACAATGGGTTTTGGCCCGGTGGCCGATGGCAGCTCGTAAGCCACGCACATCAGGCCGAATGCGTCTGCTGAGTGAGACGCCCAGTCGTGTTCAGGCCCAAGGCCAATGCCCCGCACCTCGTCTCTGCGTTCGTGATACCAACCCAGCGCGTCAATCCCGGCTTGGGTTGTCTCTTGGTTGAACCACATGGCGGGGAACAACCTGCGGGCTGCTTCAACGCGCAACATTGCTGCGCCTTTGCCCTGGTTCTCAACGACCGGCACCACGTAGCCCGCAGCCTCAAGCGCCGACTGATAAGAAACGTCGTGTACCTTGTCCTGCGTGGCCCCGTCATGCGGCAACCAAATCTGCGCTTTGTCTGGCGTGTAGCCCTGAGACCTGAGCCAGTTCAAGTGCGCCTCAATCGGCTGGCCTTGCTGCTCGTAGTGGTTCAGCACGCGAATCTCTCGCCCGATGAACTGAGCAGCCCAGAACACAAAGTTGTCAGCCTTCGCACCTGTTCCACCAATGTCAGCGAACAAGCGAATGGTCATCAACGGATCGGCAGCAACGCGGCCAATCCTGTTCTGAGCCTTTGCAAGCGTCAGAGACTGAGCGAAGTACGCGCCAGCCAGTGCGGTCGCATACTCGCCCTCCCAAATGTGTCCGTACTGATCGGGTCGCTCTGCAAGGTCGCGCTGTCTGTCGCGCTCCAGCTTGGCCGGGAACTTTGGGTTGTCTTTCCAGTTGAGTTCGACAACCTTCGTCAATGGGTCGGCGCTGAAACGAAAACGGCCCTCAACTGGGGCCGCTTTGCGCTTCGGGTTCCATGTGACCCATAACTCTGCGTTCCAATCGCTCCCCTCCTCTCGCAAGGTAGGAATCAGCGTCAACCATGCTTCGTCTGTCACCGGCTCTGCTTCGTCCACCCAGCACAAGAGCAGTCGGCCCTTGGATTTGATCGAAGCAATGTTTCTATCCAAGCCGGCGAAGGTGAAGTTGATTCGACCGTCGCGGCTCTTGATGTACTTGTCGCCAATCTCGTAGTAGCCAACGAGGAAAGGCTCTTCCTCAATCGCTCGCTTCACCTCTTCAAGCGATGAGTCTTCCAGGCTGTTCATGAACTGGCGAGCGCACAGGATGATCCCGCTGCCACCCGCCATGCCGTGGATGTAACCCTGAACAGCGGCCATCTTGGCGAAGCTGCGCGTCTTTCCGCTACCACGACCCCCGAATGCGCCCCTTACGTCTGCCCTGCCTGCAAAGACAGGGATCAGCTTAGGCGGGAGGGCTATCTGTGCTGTGCTCAAGCGCTACCAACTCAATGCGGCCCACCAATTGCAGCGGGTTTTCTTCGTCGCCGCTAATCTCAATGGCGCTCAAATCAGGAATGGACTTCTTCAACAGAATCTCAATTGCGCGGATCTGAGTCGCGCTTAATTCAGTGTCGCCAAGTGCATGATCCGTCAAGCGATTTATGAGCTGACTGGTCTGGATGCGAAGCCTAACTTCGTCCTGGTGGTGCTTGCGAATACGAGCCGCCATCACAACCCCATCTCAGCGCGGGCTTTGTCTTCCTGCGCTTTGACCCATGCCAGAAGCTCAGGGCGGCCCGGATCACCCAAGGCAGGCCATCCGCCTTCGTCCCAGTCGCTCACAAGGGCGGCAACTTCGGCTGGAATCTCGTGGTGGCCGTAGTCACCGAACCAGATGCGAGCGCCACCTAGCAGGCGGTCACGAATCTTTTGATCTGTCATGGTGCGAGTTCCTTTGGATTGTTCGCGTTGAAATGCCCCCGCCTGCCCGCATTCCACTCAAGGTGTGAGTGGTGCGCCGTTCTACATCAGGGGTTGCGGCGGTTGTTTCTCGCCTACTCGCCGCTTACGGCTACCAGTGGTGCGCCTTGTACCGGTGACCTGACGGTCGAATGGCAACTGCTGGCGTATTGCACTGCGGGAAAGGCCGGGGAATCGCTCAATGCTTAGTTGAACCCTGTGCTACGCGAGCTGCGGGACATTGCGGTTGAGTGAGGCGATTCGCCCATGCAAAAAGCCACCGAGATTGCTCAGGGTGGCTGTGTTTAGGGACGGCTGAGGGTCTTTACCCACATCTCCGCCCAGTGGACGGACTCTGCTTTGAGTTAAGCCGTCGAAATCTGTCCCGAGTGAAGGCGTCGATGCCTCCAAACGGATGTTGCTCACTATGCAAATAAGCTCAAGCGCGCATATCTTGCCACACTATTTCTTGTCGCGCAAGGGGTTTTTGTACAGTTTGGTCGCATAGGCTTTTATGGCTTCGTGGTGCTCTGGCTTGGCCCATAGCTCCAGCGGCTTCAATCCGGCCTCTCGCTTTCGCAGTCTCTCGGCTGCTTTCCGCGTGGTAGCGGTTTGTGGTGCAGGTTTCATGCGGCGAGCAGATCGGCGGTGTACTGAGTCGGCACAGACCATTGTTGTGCCATTGCCTGCGCGATGCCCTCAAAGGTTCGGCTGCGCTCTTTCCAGCGATTGGGACCAGGCGGCATTTTGTGGATACGCGCCTCACGTCCTTTGACAATGTTTGTAGGCACCAAGGGCGGCAGGTTTTTCAACCAAAGACAGGTGGCTTTCGTTTCACCGTGGCCGTATTGCCAAGGCTGCAATGTCTGATCGGGCTTTCGCCAGACGCTGGACATGATGCAAACAGGGTTCTCAATGGCGATCCGTGGGATGGGTGCGCGGGCCAGCGCTAGAAAAAACTCAATAGCTTCTTTCTGGCGACCGTCTGCACGCTTGGCCGCAAAGTGACGCGCACCACTGACAGACAGGTGCGTACAAGGCGGGTGAGCAATCATCAAGTCCCACGGCTTGGGAAAGTAGTCGCCCTTGGCCTGCAAACCATGCTCGGCAACTATGAGCGCATCACACTGAAGGTGGTAACGGCTGTTGTCTTCCGACTCCAGCAAATCGCACGACCATGCGTCATGCCCTAGCGCCCGGAAAGCCTCACGCACCCGACCGGAATACTCGCAAGCCACAAGCACCCTCATTTCACAGCAGCCTGCAAGCTGGCGTAAGCAGTGCGAGCGTCTTTCTTGAGCTTGCTGGTGCTGTCTTGGCTGAACCGTGAGCCACACAAAACAGCCATGTGATTCTGAACACGCAGCGCGGTTTCCAGATCGACGTTGAGCCATTCAGCAATTTCGCGGGTGAGTTTGTTCATGGTGTTGCTCGGGTGGTTGGTTGCTATGGGTCTATTCTGATGCGCGACTAGTCACACGTCAACTACCTTTCATCGCCTCAAACCCTCCGGTTAATCAACATCTGCCGAGCGTCTTTCAGCACCTGAACGAGCCCATCCCGCGTCAATCCCGATTGGGCGCGGAACTTCTTTTCGCCGTAGCGGTAGACGTAGAACCAGCGCAGGGCCGATTTATGAAGGTCAGGCAACGCGGCCACAGCCTTCTCCATTGCCATGCCGTCCAGCGTGTCGCACATGGGCCGGAACTCTGGCTCATGCCACTGCCTGCCCCCGGAACGTCCCAGCTTCCAAATGGGGCTGCACCACGCTTGCGGCCTCACTTGGACCCATCGGTCCCAATTGACTAACCTGGCATCGATCGCTTTATGCGACTCTGGAACGTAATGAAAATCCGGGTTTGTCGTCATCGGCTTCCTTCTTGAGTGATGGCACCAGCTCGCATAAAGCAGCGTTGTGACGCAGGGCCGCAATTCATGCAGTGAAAAGGCTCCTGACAGGCGCTAACCCTGTCCCTGATGCCATCGCTTAAAAAGGCCGTCATGCCTTTGCCTTTCTGTCCGGCTTTGGTGGCTCCGGCGGAACTTCAACAAGCGCCCACACCCGGTCGTCACCGTCCCATCGGTCCACATACACATAGCGATGCATACGCTCCAAGGAGGTTTTGACGTGGCCTAGCTGGCGGCGCAGGTCTTTGGCTATCACTCGCTCTGATACGCCGTCAGGGTGTGCCTCTAGGTAGGCTGTGATGGCTTCTACGCTCATGATTGACGGGCCTTCAGCATGGCGTCCGCCATCTGGTAAGCCATCGTTGAAAGACTGTCGGCGCTCATCCGGCCGTAGTCCGGCTTCGGCGTTGACATCAGCGCCTGCATAGCCTTCGCTGCAAAGTAGTCGCGCAGGGTCATGCCCAGCGAGTACATTTCTCCGCGCTCATATCGAGGGGTCGGGAACGCTGGCCCACCGTCCGCGCTCACGCCATCCCTCCGGGAATGTTGCTGCCCATGTGAATAGGCGGCGCAAACGGCACCAGGCTGTCACCCCTTCGGCTCATGATCTGCATGGCATCCTCCGCATCAGGCCGAACCGGCTGCATTGGCTTGAACTTCAGCGGAGGCCGCTTGTAAACGTCATCAGATCGGCTCGGTACTACCGGCGTCATGTCGATGCCCTGCTTTACCGCTTCGTCGTGCGTCAGGCGGTACACGGCGTAATAGGAGTGCATCGCTACAGTTACTCGACCCGATGTGACAAGCGCACTGGCTGCGTTTTCAGCAGCTCGGCCTTTGATGCCTGAGTCTTTGAGAATCTTGGTAAACGATGCGCCTTCAGGCCAGCAGGTGACGAGAAAGGCGAGGATGGTTTCTTGGTCGTTGGTCATGCTGTTTCCTTCTTGAGTTCTTTGAGCTTCTGGGTGTAGGTGGCGCGGATGGCGATCAGTTCTTCTCGGGTCCACTTGTGAACACCGTTTGAGGACTCCAAAGCCTCCACTCCGTCGATTCCGATACGCTCAACCAGCCCACGCCGGTAATCAACTGCGCGGCCTGCGCCCCATCTATTGCAGACCTTGTTTTGTCCGTGAGCGTTGCGCTCATCGAACCGCAGGTGCGGAGCGGAGCCAACGCTTCTCCAATGCCCGCAGTCAAATGCGCCACCAACGGCAGGGCCGCCGAGCGGCGTGCCTGGACAGCAAATGCAGTCTTTTCCTTCGTCACGTTGTCTGATGTAGGCATTGAAGGCATGTTGGGCTTCCTTGATAAGTTGGGGAATGGTCTTGATCGCAGCCTTGCGCGCCTTCGTGTCTGCGGCCTCGGCTTTCTTCTGCTCTTTGACGTATCGACCCGCACATCTGGGCGAACAAACGCGCTGGCCCATGCGCTGCGGGGTGAATGGGGTGGAACAGTGGGCGCAGGGCTTCATCGTTCACCCTCTGAGAGTTCGCCATGCTGCTGCTGCCACTCTTGGAACTTGTGCGTTTCCAAGGCAGTAAATACGGTCCAGCCGATTGGGAACCCCATGAACCATTCGCACCAATCCGGATTCAGTGGGCCAATGTGGGTAGGCGGCTCGCCGCGTTTTGCCGTGGCTCGCCTGCTGTTGCTCCCCCCGTTCAGGCCAATAGTGGTCAAGGTCGGGAGCAGAGCCACCGCTGTGGCCAGGCCGTAACCCGACTTCTTTCCCGGATACGGGCGGTTGTTGTTGCCGTTTACGGTCAGGGTGGGTAGCAACGATCCAGATGCGCTCACGCAGATGGTGTGCGCCAAGGTCTGCCGCAGATAACACACCCCACCGTGCATCGAACCCCAGCGCGGCCAAGTCTCCGAGAACGACTCCAAGCCCCCGAGAAGTGAGGTCTGCGGAGTTCTCCACTCGGACTTCGATGGGCTCAACCTCGCAAACCACCCTTGCAAACTCTCGCCAGAGTCCTGATCGCTTGCCGGTAATTCCCGCTCGATCGCCTGCGCTGCTGATGTCCTGACAGGGAAATCCTCCAGAAACGACATCAGCACGGCCTCGGAAGGGTCGAGCATCGAACTTGGTGATGTCGCTGAAGATTGGGAAGCGCGGGAGCGTGCCGTCTTCTTGTCTGGCGATGAGGACTGCTTGCGCGTAGGGGTTGATTTCGACGGCACCGATGCACCTGTCGCCGAGTAAGGCTCCAGCGAGAATTCCACCTCCTGCCCCAGCGAATAGATGTAGCTCATTCACGCGGCCTCCTGTGCGGCGAATCGAACGGCCTTCTCAGCACCGAAAGCCTCCATGAGCGTCTGCATCTCGCTCATCTCGCCCTTGGTCATCTTGCTGGTGGACTGGCCGCAGACAACGAAACCGCCATCCAGACCGGGCACAACCTTCGTGCGCTTCATGGCGGCGCTGAAAACGTCTTTCCACTCATCGGGCGTGAGGCGGTTGCCGTACCAATCCACTTGTCTGCTGATTTCGGTCAACATGGCCCACAGCCGGGCATTCTGTTCAGTGCTGCGGGTTTCGGGCTTGACCTCAATCACCAAGCGATGCCCAGCCATCAACAAGGCCTTGACGTTGGGCCATACACCGGCAAGAGCTTTGTGAGCCTGCACCGGCTCCCACAGACGCAGGGTGATGCGCTCACTCATGCCTTGCTCCAAGCCTCATAAGCCGACTTTGGCGAGAAGCCGTGACCGATCCGGCCATCAGGCGACCAGCACTCCCACCAGTGGTAAATCCAGCCACCGTCAAAGAAGCTGTCTTTCAGGCGCATGCGTGGCTTCATTGCTTTGCTTTCCACTTTGAACAGGTAAAGGTCGGTGCGTAGAACTTCCACTTCGGGCCTAGCACGCAGTTGCAGTAACCAACTCGGGCCATTGCTGGGTTGTTCTTGGTGTTGCTGTGGTGGCAGGTCTTGCAGCTCATGCCCGCACCTTCGGCAAGTTAGGCGTACCAGGCAGCGCATAAACACCGCGTGCAATGCGGCGAATGTCTCCGCGCTCGCAAAGCTGGGCCAGTGCGTTCTCTGCTGTTCGGCCCATCAGTTCGGAGAGTTCCGAACGGCGGACGAATCCGCGCTTCTCGATCTGCGTCAGGATTTGCACGAAGGGGGTCATGCGGGCTCCAGCACGGCGCGAAGCTGGCGCACTTTCTCAAGCTGCTGCCAATCACCGCGCACGATGGCGTTGAGCTTGTTGACCAACCGACGCTCCACAACTACCAAAATCATGTCTTCAAGGCGCATGGGCACACCCTGAGCCTTGATGAGCTTGCAGAACGGGAGAATGTTGGTGCCGATGTTGTGGGCGATCAGCTTGTCCAGCCCATAGTTGCCTAGCATCCGGTGAAGTTCTTGGCACTTAGCGAGTTCGTCGCCGGGCAACTTGCGCAGGCCATAGCGGTAGGCTGCAACCCAGCCCTTACCGCCAATCTTTTCGCTGCTGGTGTTCAGTTCGCCAAACACCTCATCCTTGTCAACGTGCTGCGGCAGGATGATGCAATCAATGGTGGTGAAGCCTGCGAGCTTCGCAGCGGCCAAACGGCGGTTTCCATCAACCAGGTCACGCTCTGCCGTGATGACGATGGGTTGAATCACCCCATACTTTTTGACCGTCTCCACCAACTTGCGCAACTTGGCGCTGTCCTTGGTCCGGTCCTTTGGGTTGTACGGTGTGGCCGTAATCGTCTCAATCGGAATTTCGAGAATCTTCCGATCGGACACCTTGGCATCAAAAATGATCTTGTCTAGTTTGGTCATTGCGTCATCCTTCCAACGGCTTGCGCCAGTGCTTGGCGAATTTCGGGGGACATGGGCTTGGCCTTGGCTGCGTCTTCCTCAAGGCGAACAAGGGCGGGATCGCGGCCCGGCTTGGCGGGTACGGTCGTGCGGGCTGTGTCGGCGGCCTGCTGGGCAAAGGTCTGCTTGGCAGTCACCCAATCGGCCTTGAATGCCGTCCAGCCTCGGGTGACGCACTCCGACAAAGCGGCTTCCAGCGTCCAACCGGCTTTCGCTGCTTCGCGGGTAATGCCTGCCATGGCGAGTTCGGACAGCGGGGCCTTCTTGGTTC